GAATCATGTACTTGCCATCCGCCGTCACCGCCACGGACGTGGTGTTCGCCTGCCCTTCGCGATTCGTCAGGACCTTGCGCAAAGTCGGGCGCGGGACCTTCCCGTGGTTCTTCCAAGCTTCGTGCGCAGGCGAATACGAGACGATGGAATCGCCAGCGTTGCCGACGCCGGCACCGGAGCCGAGCGAGATCTGCTGATTCTGGAGACAGACGAGCTCTCCGCCGCGAGCCGCAAGCTTCTCGACCAGGCCGAAGCTCTGGCCGTCGTACATCGCAATCGACATGTCTTCATGGCCGTTGCGGCGTTTGATCTTGCCCGGCTCGGACAGATCCACGTTCGAGAGCACCGCCATCTCGAGCGGCGGCATCAGCTCGTCGGCATCCTTCTGATCGAGCTTCCCTGTGAACGGGTGCTCGGCGACGACCTTCTGAAGTCCAGTAGGCCTCGGCATCAGAACACCCACAGATCAAGGGTGCACGGGTCCGCGTTCTGCGCATCCCGCGCAAGCCGGATCGTGGCCTCGTCTGAGCTCACCTCGTAGATCACGTTGAAGTCTCCAGCTGACTGACGCAGCCGTTGCATGCTCCAGCCCTCGATCTTGCGCTGCAGCTTATGCTGCACCGTCACCTCGGTCTCGCCCGAAGCGAACTTGACGTCCTTGATACGGGCACCGGACTTGATCCAGTCCGGAACCTTCGTGTCGGTGTACTGCTGCGACTGCCGTTGTGCGACGTCTACGCCGCGTCCGAACCCGCCCTTGATCTCAGGCAAAGAGATCGTCCTCGTAAACCGGATCGTCCGACATGCCGCGAACCATCGGCCGCGCGCGCTGCATCACCCGAACCACGTTCCCGGCACCAGACACATCCATCGGGCTCCAGGACTTCCGCATGTTGTCCAGGAACGCTGCGCGTTCCGCGATCAGCACGCTGCAATCAGACTCTTCCTTGTCTCGAGCTTTGATCGCAGCCGTCAGCACCAGGTACTCCGACCACTCCACGTCGAAGTGCACAGCGTGCTGTGTGTCGGCGATATCCACAAGCGAAAGCTGCTGCGACACGAACCACTCCAAGGTGTAGATCGCGTCCGGAATCGGACGAATGAACAGCCGCCAAAGCCCAAGCGGCAGAGATCCGGTCAAGACATACTCCTGGGGCTTCCCGCGCTGCAGCGTCGAGTACGCTTGGAGCTCGCGTAGCGAGATCTGATTCAGGAAGTATTGATTCGACCCGTCGGTATATCGAATCCCGTGAATCTTCTTGACCTGACCACTCAGAGTCGAGTCCTCGCTGCCCGCCGCCGTGAACGAAGAGAACACGCTCATGCAGATCTCGGGCTTCTCGCCGCAGATGATTCCGTAGAACTCCTGCCACGCCGACTCGAGCCAACGCTGCATCTCAGCGTTCGAGACGAAGCTTGAACCCACCATGTCCACGCGCTCGCGGACACGGAGCTCGAGATCGTCTACATCCCAAGTCGGCGCGGCCATCGTTCAGTACGGCCCGGAAGGCATGCCGCCGAGCTCGTCCGGTTCGTCCGACCCGCTGCAGGCCTCGATGAAGTTCTTTAGCGCGTTAGCAGCCTTCCGCGCCTGCCCTGCCTTCATCGCGGCCATCAGCGTGCTCATGTGCGTCTCGAGCGCGCCCTCCATTCCGTCGTCACCTTCGGTCGGAGCGGGCGCCTCCGGAGCCGCGTCGTCGAGCATCATCGGCTTTGCCATCAGATCGGGTCCTTGTCCCAGGTGGCCGAGATGATGAAATCGATCTCGTCCGTGGTACCCGGATCCGTTGCTGTGCCGGAAGCGTTCTCGACCCGGAATTCCACCGCGTCGTCCGTGCTCACGTACTTCGGGCCCTTCAGGAAGTTCGCCGCGCCAGCGGCCTGACGAAGCGTCCCGACTGCGGCGACGATGCGGCCCATGCCGCCGTTGATGGTCACGAGGAACCGGCCGGTAGCGGGCTTCGAGACCGTGAACCCCTTGCCGCGCGCCACCGTTGGAGACGCGGCCGTGACCAAAGCTCCGCTGATGAAGTGCGTCGTAGGGCTGTTCGTGCTCGGCTGCTTGCCGAAGCGAGGTTTGCTTGCAGTCGGCATTGATTACTCCCTCGGCTCGAAGAGCGCGCGGACCGAGCAGATCGGGAGCGTCAGACCGGTGCCAGTCTTCGTCAACTCCACCGTCAGAACGTCGTCCTGGGCGAAGTTGAAGTCTGTGTCAGCCGCCGCGGTTTTATAGACCGAGGTCAGGATGTCACGGGCCGCGAACGCCACCAGGTCGTCCGTCGTAGGCGTGTCGGCCACGAACGAGACGAGCCCGACCTGGGTACCCGGAACCGCTGCCGTGCGCTTCCGGAAGATCAGGCTCAGAAAGTTCGTGCCGTTCGCCGTGACCGCCGCGCCCGGAGTGAGCACGAGGCCCACGAGACGCGACTTCAGCTTGGCAGCCCCGATGGGGGTCTCGCCGAGCGCCGTCGTGCCCGTGATAGCCGCCGCATTGATCCAGTCCATCACCTCTTGAGAGAAGCGATTGACGTCCGCTTCCCGAGTCACGCTCGGAAACACGGTTTTCAGACCAGAAACGATGTTTGAATCAGCCATGGTGCTCTCCTCAGACGGGCAGCTTGATGCGGAGATTATCGTTCGGCTTCGTGCAGATCAGGTCTCCGTACCAGCCCTGCCTGATTTCGACGCCGTTCGAGGCCACCTCGTTCAGCATCCGGTCGTCCGTGAGGAAGCGCGGGGCGCCCTTCAGCGTCCAGAACTTCCAGGAGCTTCGCGTACAGGCGAGCGCGTCGTCGTCCGCGAAGTTGATGTCCGCCATCACGCGCGTCTCGCGCCCGCGGGCATTGATCTTAATGCTGTCGAAGGCGAAGTTCGCAACCTTCACGGTCTCCCGGACGCAAGATGCGCCGAGCTCGCGCGAAAGGTCGGTGAACCGACCGTAGTTCAGCCACACGACTTCGGGGTTGCAGTTCGCGATCGAGCCGAAGCTGAGTGCGCGCTCGAGCGATTCCGCGAGCCCGTACGTGCTGCCGTCGAAGGCGTACCCGGCGAGATCACCTTCGGACTCGGACCGGTCCACGCCCTTGAACAGAGTCGCGGAAACGGGCCGGTTCGCCACCGTCGGGATCCAGGCCTTCGTACCGGTGAGCGCGTTACCGATGCCGCCCTTCCAGTAAACCAGGTCGGTCGCGACCACGCCCAGCGTCGTCAGGTTGTCACCGCCGAGAGTCGTCGAAACCGTCAACGTGAGGCTGTTCGGGTCCTTCTTCGAGATCACCGCGAACCCGAGCACGCCAGCGCGCGGAGTCGTCGGCGTGCCGGCCGCGCAGAACACCACGCGGTCCTTCACGTTGAACTTCGGAAACTGGTCCTGGGTCACACGGAACGTGGTCGCCGTGAGACCGGCGCTCTGCACGACGCCTTGAAGGCCCGTGCCGTCGCCCTGCATGTCCCAGCCGAGGCGCTGAACTTGCTTCTTGAACCCGTTCTCCACCTGAAGCTCGTACGCATTCATGTACGAGTTCTCGGACCCTTCCGAGGCCTCGATCGTCTCGTTGTCGATCGCGATAACATTGAACGCGCGAGTCCTGGTGACCGTGAAGTTCCGGATGTCGCCACCCGACTTCGCCTCTTGCGCGGTCTGGAAATCCGGGCTGGTACCACCGCCGGGCCCGATCTCGATCGGGATCTCGGCGTTGCGTCCTCCGAATCCCTGTTTCTTGGGGATCCAGGTGTAAAAATTCTGCTCGCCCACCCCGTACGAAGCGATGCGCTTCTGCGGGAAGAGCACATAGAGTGCCGACTGATATGCAGTCGGCGTCAACGGCGTTGCCATTCAAAAACTCCCCGGCTAGGCACCTCCTCGGAGGCGAGCCCAAGCCGCTTTGCGTGCCTGTTCCGCGTCCTCTTCAGTCCACACGCCGTCGTCTTCGACGCGGGCGCGTGAGCGTTCCGAGTTCGCTTGGTTGGTGACTGGCTTCACAGCCGCAGGAGTTTTCGACGACTCTACGTCAGCGGCCTGCCCGCTGGCTCCCACCAGCAGATCGCGCTGCCGCGTGAGATCGGCCTCATATTGATCCATCCAATGCTGCGCCGCAAGCAGATTCTTGGTCGTAGCGTAGTGCCCGAGGATGTTCTGCAGCGTGGTCTTCACGATGTGAGGCACCCCGTACTTCGAAGCCAGCGGATACTTCCCAGAGGCGACGAGGTCCTGAATCTCCTGTCCCACCTTCGCCTCGAACTGAGAGCTCAGGTGGTCGTCCTGCGCCTTCTGGTATGCCTCCCGAAGCGCCTTGTTTTCCTTCTCGAGCGTGTCCGCGCGCGAGTCGAAGCTCGTGCGCACGTCCTGGATCTGCTTCTCGATCGGGATCTGGCCCTGGCTCGCAACATACTTCGTCAGCTGGTCCCAGCTCCAGCCGATCTCTTCGAGCGCGGTGAGCGGCTCCTTCGCCGCACGCTGCCGGCGCGACTCGCGCTCCTGTTGCCACTGCTGCCGTTCCTGGTGAAACGCATCCCGCTCCCGCTGCCAGTTCTGGCGCTCGGCTTCAAACGCTCCGCGCTCCTGCGCGTGCTCCGTCACCCGCGCCTTCAGCCGCTTCTCCTGCGAGTGCAGCTTCGCAAAAGCGTTCGAGAGCTTCTCGTCATCGATCGAGCCGTCCTCGCGCGCGACGTCCTTCCGGCGCTTCGTAAGGTCCGGGTCTTCCGGCTCCGCCGCGGGCTCCGTCGGCTCTGTCTTGGGTGCGACTTTCGGCTCGGGCCTGGACTCTGCCTTGGGCTCCGGCTTCGGCGGCTCGGCAGCCGCAGGCGGATCCGGCTTCGACTCCGGCTTAGCCTTCGGCTTCTTGGGCTTCTCGCCGCGCAGAACCTTCTGGGCCTGTTCCCGGAGCTCTTCCAGGTCCAGATCCCCGCCCCCGTCCTCCGGCACGTCCTCGAACGAATTCGGCCCGCCGTCGATGACAGGCTCGAGCACTGTAGAAGGCGCCTGAGTCGGCGCGGCATTGCCGCCGCCGATGACTACTTCGGCGCTCACGCTGCCATCCCTCCCGCAGGCGCCGCAGGCGCGGGCATTGGCGGCGGCATCATCGCCTGAGTCGTGACCATGAAGTTCCTCACTTTTTGCAACCGCTCCTCATATTCGGGTTTCACCATGCCGTTCGAGTCCATGAATCCAAGCTTCGCCTCGTGATACATCAGATTCGCCGTATCGAGGCAGAGCGCGAGATTCATCTGCGGGTCAGGCGCCTGCTGCGGACCACCGCGAAGCATGACGTCGATCATCTTCTCGATGATCTTGCGCGGCGCGAGCCGGCGCCTCGTCACCGAGATAATGTCCGGATGGTCCATGTTCTCCAGAATGTCGTCCGGGTTCTGGACCAAGCCCGACTTCACCATGCGCTCGAAGTTATCGATCTGGCCCGCGGGCGTCTCGCCGAGCAACGACGTCGAGTATACGCGCATCAGGTACTCGTTCTCTGCCAGGTTGATGTCCCTCTTGAAGTCGATCTCCTCAACGCCCTCTTCGCCCCAAACACGGACCTTGTAGTTCTTCTTCTGGGCCGCGATACGGAGCGCAAGCTTCACCGCCGTCATGAACAGGTTCTCGTACCCGCGAATCACGACGCTGAAGTTGTCGTTCTGCATCTCGTCGGCGACGAGCTGGGCACGCCCAGACTCGAACTGAGTTGGCGTCTCCGAGTGCGCCATCATCTGAGAGATACGAGCGATCTCGTAAGCTCGCTGATACAGCCGGTCCAGGTGCGCAAATACCTCCGGATGCACCGTCGCGAATGCCTTGACATCAGGCGCTTTCCCTGAGTAGAGCAAGATCGAGCCCGGCACATCGGTGATAGTGGTCTTTTGGACATTGCTGCCTCTGTCGACCATGACATAAGGGTTGCCGAGCAGGTGCATCGCGTTCTGAATCGTGCGAAGCAGCCGGTTGATCTCGGCCTGAATCCCCTTCAGCGATTCCGCAAGTCCCATCCCGTAGAACCCGAGCGGTGATTCGGCCCAGTAGATTCGCGGAAACGGGTCCCAGTGCGGCCACGTGGTCCGCGCGAGCTCGATACCGCCCGCACTCTGAATCATCAGGCCGTCGTCTGCCCCGTCCTCCGACGCCAGGTGGTACGCTTCCTCGAACCGGACCATATTCGTACGCCGCTCGCTGTAAAGCGCCGCGAGCTCCTCTTCATCGTCGGCGCCTGGACTCTGCAGCTCCATGATCTCGGCCTTGTGCTTCGGAAACATCCGCGCGAGCCGGCCCTTGTCGATGAACTTCCGCTGATAGATGTTGCGCGGCGTCCCATACATGCCTTCGGCATGGTCGACGATAATCTCGCCCGGGAACGTACGTTCGATCTTGATGCCCTTGTCGGTGTCGCATACCTTGAAGAACCCCGTGCCGAAAATGCAGGCGTCCATCATCACGCGCGGTCCGTGCCGATAGCACTCGTTCTCGTACAGCACCCCGCGACTCCAGCGCTCGAGCAGCTTCGCCTTATACTGATCTTCCGACGTCGCACCGTAGGTCTGAAACCAGGGGTTCGGGCGCGACTTCGTGATCTTCGCTGTCACCGCGTCGCACATGTTCCGGACCACGTTGAACGCGAGCGGCGCGTCCGTGAACCGGTTCGCGATGCGCGCGTAGCCCTGCGGGCCCAAACCGGCCACTGCGAAGTTCCGGTACATGCGCAGATGCTGAAGATTCGCGAGCCGGAGCCCGTCCTGACTCGTCATTATCTGGTCGAGCGTGTCCTTGACCGCTTGCCCGCCTGAGCCGGGCTCTGACCGCCACCAATCCGAAAAGTGCTCGTCATCAATGAACTGAGCCATCAGATATTCCTCTTCGGCCTAGAAATCGCCTCTTCTATCGTCCACCCGAGCTTCAGTCTCGCGAATAGCATATGATAGTTGATCCCGTATTTTTCTGCAGCCTCGGCAAGAGATATTTTCTCTCCGCGACACTCTACAATACGGTTTGTGCTTCTGTTTCTGCACTGCTCCTTCATGGAGGCCCAGCGACAGTTAGATTTTGAGTAGCCCGCGTTGTTATCGATGCGATCTAAGCGATAGCTTGGAGATGGGCACTCTCCCATGTCTTTCAGAAAATTCTCGAACGATGCCCAGGCCGGATCAAAGGTAATTCCACGTCCACCGTATCGATGGAATGCATGTTGCGTATGCCTTGTACACCTACGCTTCATAGCTTCCCAAGATCTATAGGTTCTGGTCCGGATCCTGTTCCACGTCTGAGCCATGATTCATACCGCGGCGAACAGGTCTGCGTTCGCCTCCTCCTGCTTCCGTTCGATGTACCGACGCGCGATCTCGGCCTCTTCCTCGTCTGACCGGTAGCGCTGTGGCAGCTCTTCCAGGTTCACCGGCACCGCCACAACGTCCGAGTTGAATTCGAACACGCCGCCATGGTGCTCAAACTTCGTCAGGCCGAGCTGGCGAAGCTTCTTCAGGACCGGAATCAGCTCTTCGATCTCCTGCGCAGTCATTTTCCAAAAACCCCAGTGAATGCGTCGCCGATGCTGAACGCATCCGGATTCTTCACGCTGACCTCGAACTCTCGGACCAGGTCACCGTTCTCGTCACGGAAGCCAACCCAGATCGTTTTCTTGTCCCGGTCCAAAGCAACCACGATTCTGTCTTCCATCAGTACATCTCCCACTGCTGGTATGCGTCGAGCGTCTCCTCGATGCCGAACAACTTGTCGTATTCGTCGCCTTCATCGGTCGCCGTAGCCTTCGACTCCGCCGGACTCTCCTCGATGTACTGGCCACAGAGCATCGCAAGCATCGCTGCGTAGTCGGCGTGGCGCCCGTCGGCCGTCTCGGTGAACACGATCGAGAACTCGCCGCCGCTATTGATGCGCTTCTTCACGCGGAGCAGGTCCTCGCGCAGCTTCGCGTTCTTCGGCAGTTCGATCGCGTCGTTCGAAAACCTGGCCTTCAGACCTAGAAAATACGCCTTCTTCAGCGTTGCGCTCAGAATGCGCGGCGCGAGCTCGAATTCGTAGTCGAGCTCCTTCGACAGGTCCCGCACGATGTCCCGGAGCGCGTCCACCGCCCACTGATCGGTCAGAATCGTGCGGATCCCGAACTTCTTCAGCGTTGGCACGAGCTCCGTTAGTACGGTCTTCGGCGATAGCGGGTCGGCGGTGGATCCGGTCCACTGCTCCGCGTGCACACAGCGGTACTTCCGGTTGTCGGTCGTGTCGGCGATGCCGAACGTCCAGCTGTTCCCGCGCGTCGCCGGGTCCATGCATGCCGTGTACAGGCGGCCGGGCTCCCGCTCGAGGTTTCCTGACTCGCGCGTGGCGCGCTCGATCTCGACCGACGTGAACAGGTTCTGTTCCGGATCCAAGAACTGCGCGAGCACGTCCGTCCGGTGCGCGTCCGGGTCGCGTTTCCGAAGATCTTCACACCGCTCCGGCGTCCACCAGTAAGGGTTCATGCGCGGCCCCGTCGCGCGCACCACCGTGATCTGCTGGTCCGGGTTCTCCCAGTTCTCCTGGACCATGTCATACACGTCCCCGATCGCGCCGACCGGGCTGCCCACGTAGATCACCACCGTTCCCGGCAGCATGCGGCCGACGACGGCGCTTCGCATCGACTTCAGATTCACCACGCCGTCCGCTTCGGACGCGATGCGCGGCGCCTCGTCGAAAATCATCCCCGCCATCCAGCGCGAAATCAGCGTCGTGCCGCTGCGGGCGCCGGCCGCCACCATTATTTCGATTGGGGTCCCCGAGGCGTGCCGGACCAAGATCCGCTCCGACGTCGGCTCGGCCAGCAAGATCTGGTTCAGGACCGGACTCTCCATGAACGCGCCCTTCAGGTACGCGAACGCAGCGTCCGCCTGGTCCGTGTACCGCGACACGAGCGACACCCGCGGGATCTCTCCCGGTCGCAATCCAGGCGGCATCACGCAGTGCTGGCTCGCCCACGTCACACCGACGCACGCGAGCAGGGTCTTCGCGCAGCGAATCGCTGCCAGCACGACCACTTCCGGCGTCGGCTTCGGCTCGATTCCCCCGAATGCCTCCAGAACCTCCGGGTCGGTGGCGTACGCTGGGGGCATCGGGACGCCGCACATCACGTACGAGACAGCGCGCTGAAGCTTCGTCGCCGTCGTGAGCCCGTACCCGTGCTCCGACACCAAGAGCTCCTCAGGCGAGCTGAAGAGCTTCTTGAGCCGGAGAGCTGCGATCTCGGCTCGCATGCACTACCGGTACCTGACCCGCTTCACCGCAGCCCACGGCACCCGATCGCGGCCCTCGCTGCTCTGAATCACCACCCCGATCGCGTCTTCCGTGATCGTCACACCGTCGGCCGCGTGCACCATCCGAACCTGCGTTCCGGCGCCGAGCCCCGCCGACTTCGTGAATCGCTCCTGCGTCTCCACGAAACTGACCCAGGCGATCGTGGGCGCTGGAGGCGCCTTCGGCTCGTTCATTCGACGACCTGCCAGTCGGCAGCAAGAATGTCCGTCTGACTCGCGAGCCACGGAACAAAACAGTCGTCCGCGGTCTTCATCATCAGGTAGGGTAGGAATCGACACACGGTGCCCTCCGGAATCCCAGTGGCCTCCGCCGTGTTCTTGTTGATGGGAATCCCGTCCGGATAGGCCTTCTGCAGCACGATATACATGCCTTTGCCGTTCCAGCCGGACCGCTGGAGCTTCTTGCCCAGACGCAGCTGCGTTAACGCGTACTCGAACGGAGCTTTCATGAATAGAAATCCCTTTGCTGCAGTAGCTCGATAACTTCCTGACGTTCCTGCTCGAGCTGCAACAGAAGCGCCGCGAGTCCTTCGCGCGTCCCCAAATCCGCCTGATTCTGCCCGTGACTCCGCGCGAGCCGCTTCATCAGCCGGTCGTGCACATCCACCATCAGCTTCACCAGCGTCTGCGGAATCGGCCCGTCCTGCTGCTGATACCGCTCCCACTCTTTCGCCACCGCCTCGAGCATCTTCCGCTCGATGTCGTTCAGGTCCTGACTCGTGCCTGGGCCGCGCATACTGCGGAACTTGACACAAGTTGCCATAGCTTGCAACACATCCAGTCGCATGTATGGTCATGTGTGGCACAGCCGCAGGGGCCTCGGCCGGGCCCTCTGGACGCGCGCTAGCCTGGCCCGGGACCAGGGCCGTGCTGGGCTCAGGCTGCCCGCTGGCGAGCTTTTCGACGGGTGATGCGGGTGTCGGTGGCTTCGGATGGAGTTGGCTCGTTTACGGGGCTATTCGGGACTGTATAGGAGTGTCTTCAGTATTTTCTGAGCCCGAGAGGGGGTCCCCCGCGCCGGCCACCCTCCCTTCGAAAAAGGGATGCTCTGTCGGCCGCCGGTCCAGTGCCGGCCCCATGGCTGAACTACCGACTGGCCGACTGAGTTAGACTCTGTCTAAAAACCGGCCCGCGATCCATTCTTCGCCACGGTGCGTCGAAGACCGGGTCACGGCCCAGTACAGCGCGCTGCGTCGTGCTCGACCTGGCCACTTTCGTCGGCCTTTCATCTGGTTTTTATGCCGGCTGGCCGTTTCAGTTTTTTATCCGGCTCTCGGGCCGTTCTTCGTCTCGGTGCGTCATTCTCACGGGCCGGTCGCCGATCTGTGTCTAATGAATTCGGGTAGTTAGCCTGTCCGGCCCGCGATCCAGTCTACCTCAGGAGCCCCATTTATTCAGAATTTCGTCGAAAAAAAGTTCGCCTATGCCCCCTCTACCACCCCTCCCAATTCTCTTTAGAGAAACTGTAGAACAAGATCGCTATTTCTTAATTAAATAGACCAGCCGGCCAAGCTCATTCGTCCAACTGACCGCATCCAGACGCCTGAAAAACAGCATCTACCAGTGTCAGCCAGAATCATCGCATATCCGTGTGACCGCGTTTTTTTTGTGACCATACAATTCGGCCCATTATCCAGCCGACTACTTCCAGGAAAGATCGCTGTTTCTTAATTAAACTGACCAACCGGCCAGGCTCCTTCGTCCAATCCACGGACAAAACAAGCTATACATTCTAACAGTACATGAGAACGCCCTATCAGCTTTCGGCCAATGGGCCCAAAACGGAAAACGCAACTGGTTCAACCAGTTTAAAAACACTCAGCACGACTCTTGCATAACACTGCTCGAGCTCCCGTTTCAGGCCGGCCAGCCGTTATTCGTGAAACAGCAAGACACCGCTTGACTGCGCTCGACTCCTGATGCATGCTGTCTGCACATGATCGGTCATCGACCGAGGAAGGAGCATCGAGATGGCACGGATGACACGTGAGTTGCGAGAGGCGAGGGCGGCGAGGCTGGCGGGTGAGGACTTGATCCCGGAGCACATCCTTCGGCTGGCGGACATGATCGGGGCCTACGAAACGACGGGAGACGCGCTGAGGCTGTTCGCTGCGGCGTTCCGGCTCTCGGCCGAGGCGTGTGTGTCGGAGGGTGGGCTCCCGGCCTCGGTACCTGGGCTGTTTGAGCGGCAGCAAAAGCTGCTGGATGGGTTCGCCGGCTCGGCCGAGCTCGCGCAGCTGGACGAAGCGATCCTGAACGCCGACTGACCGCGGGCACGGGCCCGGACCCCATGTCCGAGCTCGTACCGGCCGCCAGAGGGCGCCGAAAGGAGTGAAGATGAAACGCGAGAACCTGGTGGTCGGGCAGAAGTACTTGGCCAAGATCGGCCGTGACTGGAAGCCGGTACGGCTGGAGTCGCTTCGCGATGACGTCCCTGAACCACCCTGCGCACTGGTCCAGTCATCGACCGTGATCGTGCGGACCGAGTCAGGGAACCTGATTTACCGCGAGCCGAGCGAGCTCCGGAGGGCGCCGTGAATCGCCACGCGACCGACTACTGGGAAGCCTGCCGGCTAGCGCGCAGGGCGGCGTACCTGAGGGGCCTTGACAGGCACTCCGAGGCCGACGCCGCGGAAGCCAGAGCACTCGTGCTGAGCGGGTACGAAGCTCCGCGCGAGATCGTGTTCACCTCGCTGGCACAGGAGTCCCGCCGATGAGCTCGCGTCGTTCGCGCCCTGGGCGCCTGAATTGGCTGTGCGGCATCGCTCGCGAGATTTGGGCGCAAGCCGCACGCGAGCACTGGCACTTCGATCGGATTCTGTCCGAGATCGAGCGCCAGGTACATCAGAGCCCTGAGCGCAAGCTTCTGACGCGCGAGGAGGCCGGTTACCTTCGCGGCACGCTCGATTGCTTGCGCAACAATGCTTACGCCTCGTGCGTTTGGGCTTTCGACCTGGGCGACGGCAAGCCGCGCACGCGCGGGGATATGACCCCAGCGCAGTACCATCAGCTCGACCCCGAGAAGCAAGGACACTTCTACTGGCGCACTCTTCTTGGCGCCCCATCGCCCGACGTATTCCACTGACGCCTGGTCCGGGCTCGGACATCGGTCCGGGCGCGCGCCGGTCGCCACTGGCCGAAAGGAGAGAGCACAGGATGCCCCGCTGGACAGTTGAGATCTCGGCGCGCCGCGTTGGCGCCATTGGAATCATGGCACTCTACCGTTACGAGTTCACGGCCGAGGATGCCGCGCTGGCCGCCGAAGCGGCACGGAATCAAGCCTACGAACAAGGACTCGAGCACGTGAACATCGAGGCCGTGTTCCTGGCGGAGGACTCGCCATGACCGACCCGAATCACCTATTCACCTTGCGTGTCCCGCCGATGCGGCAGGGCGAGCCGGCCATCATGGTGCGCGCGTACGATGCGCCGCGTCCCAGCGAGACCGGACACAATTACATCGATCTGGAGGTCCGCCACGGGCGCGAGGTCATCTTCCCGCGCGGCCAGCTGTTCTGTGGCGTGAACCAGTGGACGAGCATCGATGGCACCGAGGCGCGCGAGCTCGCGCTTTCTGCCGTGGCGATGAAACCCGGCGACACGGACCGCGATTACTTCGCCGGCTACACACCGGCACAGCTCGCTTGGGCTGAGGAGCACGGCGAGCACGTGAGCGCGTACCGCGAGCACCGATTCTGTGACCCAGAGACGGGCGCTGTGCGAAAGGGCGCGCGGTGAACAAGACACACGCTCCTCATCCGACGCAACATGCGGCGTGCGGCGCGCCGCACTACGTGCACGTGACTGCCGAGCCAACGTTCCGGGCGCTTCCTGAACACCGCAAGTGCAAGCGCTGTTCCAAAGTGCTCGAGGCTGCTGACGCAGGTCGTCCGGTGTTTAGCGGATACGAAGATCCGGAGACGGGAGAGCGCGGCGCGAGGGTTGTTAAATGAAGGTCATCCGGGACGACATCTGGCTCTGCCAGGGTTGCACCGTTGCCGCGTGCAATGACGACTACACCGGCTTCCGCACGGACGCCGCGATCGCTCGCACACAAGCGGGCCTCGAACGTCTCGGGCCGCACCTTGTGCCGGACTTCGACTCGGGGAGCGAAGAGGACGACAACGGCATCGAGCCATTCTCGCGCCGCGGGTGCGACTGTTGCAAGTCCGGCCTCGCTGGCGAGCTTCACCGTTTTGCGATTCTAGGAGAAGACAACACATGAAACCCGTGCGCGTAGCCATCACTCGGTACCTAGGACCGAGGCCGCCGCGACCCAAGTACTCGGGGGCGAGCCCGACTGGTACGCTTCTGTCGACGGTGGCGGTTATATTTTCGGGCGCGATCCGTCTCGCGACCCTGTCTGAAAGGAATCACCATGGCCAGAGCCAAAAAGTATATTCAGATCCGATCAAGTGAAGTTCCGCCGGACATCGAATTTAAGCCGGTGCGCGAGCGCAACGTCCACGTAGACATAGCGCTCAGCTCAACCGGTCAGTACAAGCGTGTCGTGAACAAGCTGATGCCACGGCGACCTGCTCTGTTCTTCCGGCTGGTGGCGCTGGCCTGCACGCTAGCGCTCCCGTCCGTGTCCCGGGCGCAGGGCAACGGCAAGCCGAGCGTGTGCGAGGATTTCCGGGTGTTCCAGGATACCCGGGATGACAAGCGCATCGTCGGAATCTGCTACGACAGCAAGAAACCGGTTCCTTGGACCAGCTGGTACTTGGTCGAGTTGACCGAGCCGAGCACGGGCGCAAAGCGCCGCTACGCTGTGGGGTTCCGGTGAGCGACTTGCTCGAACCCGGTACGTACCGACTCACACGCGACCTGCCCGCGTTGGAGCCGGATAAACGCAAGACTCGCGACTGGCGCGCGCAGCCAATGAAGGCCGGCACGCTCTTCTACGTGGCGCGCACAGAAAAGCCCAGTGATGACGTTCCCGATTGGGCGCGCGACATCTGGGACGCCCGGAGCTACGCCTTCAAGTGCGTTCGCCAGCGCAACGGCCAGACTTCGGCGATCTCGGCCCTGGTATCGGCTCTCGAGCGCGTCTACGAGTGGCCGAGCACGTGGCTCGACCGCGAGCATCGCTGCTCACCCAATCTCGCGTCCCACGTGCTCGACATTCTGGTGCGCCAGCGCTTCGTGTCGATGCAGATGGTCAAAGAGGCGACCGAGATCTGCTTGAACGCCGACCCTGATACCAAGGAGAAAGGGACCGACACATGAACCGCGAACGCTTCGCGGCCGTGCTCGCGCGCATCGAGGCGCACCCGGAGCTGTGGAACCAGCGCCAGTGGTGCGGCACGGCACATTGCTTCGCCGGGCACGCAGTCGATCTGTACGGGCCCGCACCAGAGAAGCGCTCGATGCTCTTTGGCAAGGGGATACTGGTGGACAAGGCCGCCAAGCGCATCCTCGGTCTCACGTACGAGCAATCTGAATGGCTGTTTTGGCTCGGGCGCACGCTGGACGACTTCCGCGCCGTGCTCGCCCTGCCCGATCCTGATGCCGTCGATTGGAATACTCTGTCTAGGGAGAACGAATCATGACTCTGCCTCCGAACGGTGCTCGGTACCGCCACAAGCAGGACGGACAGATCTACGTCTGCCGGCACGAGCGCGGCTCGTTCTCGTTCACGATGTGGAAGCGCGACGAGTCCGGGACCTTCTCGGCACGCCACCACTACGATGCGACCGACCCGATCGAAACCTTCGTGAGCCGGTTCGAGCCGGTACTGGAGTCAGCATGAGAACCATAACTTACGGACGTCTGCCCCAACACCCGCGCTCGAACGTGACATTGGTCTGCCGCGACTGTGAGAATGAATATTCGTGCACACGCGGAGACTACTTCGACCGACGCCCGGAAGAGTGTTGCGTCTGTCCGGGGTGCAGTAATCCGCTCCGACTTGCGGAGCGCTCGGTAGTGTACAGGGACATCACTCCGCTCGCCGCAGAGAGGTTAAGATGAAAACCGTATTACTCTCAGTCGAACTGATCTGTGACGAATGGGAGGCCTGCTGGCCCGACACGCATGTGGAGGCGATGCTCCCGGCGCCGCGCGAAGTAGCCGCGCTGGAAGTCCTCCAGTGCGAGGATATTCCTCCGACCGATCGGCTGTGGCTGGTGCTGCGCACAGAATTTCTATCCGATCGGACCCTGCGTCTGTTTGCTGTCGACTGTGCGCGCCGCGCGCTTGAGCGTGAGCGTGCGGCAGGGCGAGAGCCGGACGAGCGCAGCTGGAAGTCCTGCGAAGTGGCCGAGAGGTTCGCGCTCGGTGAAGCATCCAATGCCGAGCTAGAGGCGGCGTGGTCGGAGGCGGCGGCGGCGGCGGTCCCGCGTCCGACGGCCCCGGCTGAGGAGCGAACTCCGGCTCGCC